ACCGCGCTTCGCGGCCGACGTCGCACGCCAGCGCGCCCGGCTCGGCAAGGCCGACTTGTCGCAAGACGAAAGCGACGCCCTCGAGCAGATCATTGCCGGAGTCGATTTTACGGGCTGGTCGATTCTCGTCGGCGAAGTGGACGCCATTCTGGCCGCTATCGTCGAGGACGGGAGTTACGCCGCCCTCGCCGCGGTTGGAATTGAAACGCGAGCCGCCGAAGGCGCGGCCGGCGTCGTCAACGATTACGCCCGCGCATATGCTCGCGATCGTTCGGCAGAACTCGTCGGAATGCGGTATGACGAACTCGGCCGACTGGTCGAAAACCCGAACGCAGAATGGGCAATCGACCAGACCACTCGGGATTTTCTCCGGTCCAGTGTGGGCGAGGCTATCGCAGGAGGTTGGAGCAACGACAAGCTCGCCGGTGCAATTTCCGATTCGTACGGTTTTAGCGACGATCGCGCCATGACGATCGCGCGCACCGAAACGCAGATGGCCGCCAACGCTGGCGCGCTGAACGGCTACAAGGCTTCCGGCGTCGTCGAGCGCAAGCAATGGGTCACGGCCGAGGATGATCTGGTCGAGGAAGATTGCCTGGAGAACGCTGCAGCCGGCGCAGCTGGCGATGGCGTGCTCGCGCTCGATGACGAATATCCGAGCGGCGACGATGCGCCGCCAGCGCACCCGAATTGCCGCTGCGTAATCGTGCCCGTCGTCGACTTCGGCGATACCACTCAAGAGGAATAGATGGCTACCTATACACCAGCGACGCTAATCACCGCCAAGGCGTTCGGCAACGGCGCGGCCAATATCGCGACATGGCGCTACCAGAACACCGGCGGCGCGGGCACGTTCGGCATCGTGCGCACGGTCATCGTCAACACGCCGACCGCGGCGCGCACGGTGACGATCGAGCAAGGCTCGGTTGCGGCGGATACGACAGCGCAGAAGATTCTCGACGCCTATGCGCTGACGGCGAACGTACCTTACGTTCTGAATACGTGGATCACGGTTCAGAACAACGACTATTTCGAAGGCTTCGCCAACGCCACCGACATCAACGGCGGAGTTTACGGCTACACCTATGCGTAAGCGATACACCTTTCGTTGACCGGTTTGCGCCAAGCACTTCGCCTACGACCGGATCGGCGAGCCTTGCTGCACCGGGCCGAGCGAATCGAGCGACGATCACGAAATGACCGTCATGCGATTGGTCAAAGTCGATCAGATAAACATCCCCGAGGTCGTCGGCGCTGCGCTCGCTAACGGTCCGCTGATTCTCGAAACCCAGGAGTAACCGCGATGGCACTTAACCTATTCGTACCGATCACGAAAATCGACGTCGCCCGTCGCGAAGTCTGGGGCCGGCTGGCGCACGAAGTCCCGGACCGCTCCGGCGAGATATTCGACTATGCCGGCAGCAAGCCGTACTTCAAAGCGTGGAGCGACGGATTCGCTAAGGCGACGGACGGCAAGTCGCTCGGCAATCTACGCGCCATGCACGGCAAGACGGCCGCGGGCAAGTTCATCGCGGTGAACTTCAACGACGCCGAGAAAGCGATCGACGTCGGCTCGAAGGTCGTCGACGACGCAGAATGGGCGAAGGTCGAGGAAGGCGTCTATACCGGTTTCTCGATCGGCGGCTCGTACGTCGGCGAAAAGACCGCCGAAAAGATCGACGGCAAGGATTACAAGCGGTACATCGCGGACCCGGCCGAAGGCTCGCTGGTCGATTCGCCGTGCATTCCGACGGCCAAGTTTTTTGACGTCGTCAAGGCTGACGGCGTCGTCGAGAAAAAGGCATTCAAGGCAGCCGATACCGAATACAAGATCGAAGGCACCGAGGAGCAGATCGAGCAGTTCGCGAAGGATATGGCGACGAATGGCCTTACGATGGCCGACGTGCTCGACATGATCGCCAAAGCGGCCGATGCCAAAAAGAAAAAGGGCGAGAAGCCAGGCGACGCAGCCGACGACAAGGAACCGGACGACGACGCCGACGATACGACGAAAATCATGGCCGCATTCGCCAAGGCGGGCACGCTGGCAAAGGCGCTCGCCGACCCGGAACTGCTGCTGGTCGATCTGATGAAGCTCGCCGACGCGGAACTGAGCGACGACGAGCGCAAGGGCCTGAAGACGCCCGAAGCCGTCAAGGCGGCGATCATCGCCAAGGTCGGACGGTTCACCGCGGCGCACGCCGACAAGGTGCAGGCGATTCACGATCATGCCGCATCGATGGGCGCGGACTGCTCGGCCGGCAAAGCGGCTAAGGTCGACGACCTCGCGAAGTCTGCCGACGTCGTCGCGCTGCAAAAAGCGGTCGACGAACTGAAGGAAAAGGTCAAAAAGTACGAATCGCAGCCGGTTCCCCACGTCATGCTCCGCGCCGTCACGAAGCAGGTCGCGGGCGATCCGGCAACGAAAGCGGCGACGCTCGCCGACATTCCGATGTACCCGGAACTCACGAAAGCGGATCACGTTTACAACGGCGACGGAAGCGTCGATTACGTTACGTCGTACGCGCAGAAACGACTCAAACTGGCGGCCGCTGCTGCTGCATAGCCGGGCCTTCGACAACCTCTAACCTAACCGCAATCGCAGCAGGAGCAGACCATCATGGAATCAGTAAGCCCTAACGTTCTGGAACTGTTCAAGGAAACGCCGTGGAAGAAAGGCGTCGACCCCGCCATCGGTATCAAGATGATGAAGTCGTGTCTGTTCAAGGATGACGGCTCGCCGAACGCGATCCCGCCGGAAGAATTGCAAAAGCGCTTCGGCCAATCGATGCAGAAGGCGTTTACGCAGCCGTCGAGCGCGACGTCCGGCCTGGCGCAGTACGACCTCGAGCAAGGCGCGCGTCTGCTCTACCCGGTAACGACCGAATTTCGCAACATGATCCCGCGCGTTACCGGCGGCACCGGCATCCAATCGAACTGGCGCTCGCTGACCGCGATCAACCCGACGAACATCAATATCGGCTTGAGCGAAGGGCACCGCGGCGCAGCGATGGCGCAGACGGTCGTCGACAAAACGGCCCCGTTCCGCACGTCCGGCCTAGACAATTTCGTCACCGAGCAGGCGTACCTAGCGGCCGTGACGTTCGAAGACCTGATGGCCCTGGCCGCGACCACGACGCTGCAGGGCGTGATGGAAGGCGAAGAGCGCATGGACATCGGCGCGAATTCGTCACTCCTGCTCGGCACGGCGTCAACGCCGGCAGGAACGCCCGTTACGACCGGCGGAACGCTGGCCGACGGCTCGACCTATAGCGTCATCGTCGTCGCCCTGACGTACATGGGGATGCAAACGTCGACCCCGCCAACCGTTACCGGTACCGGCTCGGCTGCGGTTCCGGCCGGCGGCGCTGTTGCGCTGCCGTATACCCGCTCTAATCTGGACGGGTCGACCGATCTGATTCAGGGATTCTCCGGCATCCAATCGGCCGCTAGCTCGGCGGTCAACGTTTCCGGCGGCACCAATCACGGATCGATCACGGCAACGGTCACCGCGACCCGCGGCGCGATCGGGTATGCGTGGTATCTCGGCCTTACCGCCGGTACGGAAAAGCTCGTGGCGATCACCGGCTATCCGACCGCCACGTTCACATCGCTGAACGCGACCGGCCAGGCCGCAACGGCCCTGCCGGCGACCGATACGTCGACCAATTCGCTGAACTACGACGGCATCCTGACGCAGATTCTCGCGTCGGGCAGCGGCGCGTATTACGCCGACTTGGGCGGGCAACCGCTGACGACCGCCGGCTCCGGCTCGGGCGGGATTACCGAGTTCAATGCGCTGATCGCCGATCGGATCGCGAATTACCGGCTCGTGCCGACCGACATTTTTATGTCGCCGACCGACCAGAAGGCGCTCTCGAATCTGATCCTGACCGGCAATACGAACCTCGCGCCGTTCTTTATGGGCGATTCTAGCTCGGGCGGCATGGCTGCGGCGGTGCAGGCGAAGGTCTATAACAACCCCGTGGGATTCTCGACGGCGCAGCTGCAGATTCACGCGCACCCGTTCATCCCGGCCGGCACGATCATTTTCTACAGCCGGACGAATCCGTACCCGCTGTCGAACGTGCCGAACATCATCCGCAAGCTTTGCCGGCGCGACTACTGGCAGGTCGATTGGCCGGTCGTCACCCTGCAGCGCACGCTCGGCGTGTACTTCGACGCCGTCCTGCAGATGTACTTCCCGCCGGCCTTCGGCGTCATTACGGG